GCCGCGCGTGCATTTTCGGAGAAATTCATGTTTTTGTTAGGGAATTCGCACGGAAACCGCTCGATTTTGCTAAGGAAACGTGCGTATTTGGTAGACCAACGAACCGTCGTGCATAGGTATGCAGATGCCCGGTAACTGGAACAGCGGCCGCCGTCCGCAACCGACGAAGCTGCGCATCCTGCGCGGCAATCCGAGCAAAACGAAAATCAATCCGCACGAACCGGAGCCGCCGACCGTCGACGAGTCGTTCGACATTCCGCCGGCGGAACTCGACGGCGATGTCCTCGCGATTGCCGAATGGAAACGAGTCGCGCCGATCCTGCGCGTCTGCGGGCTCGTCTCGCAAGCGGAACGGCCGGCGATCATCGCGCTCTGTCAGCAGTGGAGCCGGTACCTCGACGCGCAAGCCAAGGTGCGGTCGCTCGGCATGGTCGTGCAGGATCGCAACCGGGAGCCGATGACGAACCCGTACCTTGACGTAGCCGACAAGGCCCTGTCGCACTGCCATCGGCTCTGGTCTGAAATGGGGTTAACCCCCAGTGGCCGCGCGCGGGTCTCGCGCCTGCCGACGGGTCGCGTCCCGCCGGTCACGCCGGCGAGTAAATGGGGGTCGCTGATATGAGCAAACTGAGCGTGATGAAACACGGAATCGGTTACGACCTCGTGATCGATGAGTCGGTCGGCCGCCTAGTCCTCGGCATCCGTTGCCACACCTGCGGCCGCGTGTCGTTCAATCCGACCGACATCACGGAGCGGTACTGCGGCGCGTGTCATGTCTTCCACGAAGAACGGCTGCTGAACCAGCAAGCATGAAGAACACGAAACGCGCGAATGGCTCGACGCCGACGGCACTCGCCGACCTGATCCAGGACCCGGAGAACCGCCGACTCCATCCGGAACGCAACCTAGACATGCTCGTCGCCTCGCTCGAATCTGTCGGCGCCGCGCGGTCCATCGTGATCGACGAATCGAACAGCATCCTCGCCGGCAACGGCGTGACGACGGCGGCCGCGCGCGCCGGCCTGACGAAGGTCCGCATCATCGACGCCGCGCGCGACGAGCTCGTCGCCGTCCGTCGGCGTGATCTGAGTCCGGAAGAAAAGCGGCTACTGGCGATCTACGACAACCGCACCGCGGAACTCGCCGAATGGAACCTCGAGCAACTGCAGCTCGACCAGGCGGCCGGCCTTGACCTGCAACCGTGGTGGACCGACGGCGAACTCAAGCATCTATTCGCGAGTGCCTATCAGACGGATCGCAAGGACCCCGACGACATGCCGGCGGAACGTCCGACCGACATCCAGGTCGGCGACGTGTTCCAGCTCGGCGCGCATCGCGTGATCTGCGGCGACTGCGGCGATGCCGAGACCGTCGCGAAGCTCTGCGGAGAGGACCGGCCCGCGCTCGCGTTCACGTCGCCGCCGTACGCCGAGCAACGCAAAAAAGATTACGGCGGCACGAAGGCCGACAAGTACGTCGCGTGGTTCCTCCCGCTGGTCGCGACCTGGCGCCCGTTCATCCTGCCGCGCGGCCATTTCGTCCTGAACATCAAACCGCACGCGGAAGGCCTGTCGCGGCAGCTCTACGTCTTCGACCTAGTGACGGCGCTCGTCCGCGATGCCGGTTGGATCTTCGTCGACGAATTTACGTGGCTGCGGATCGGACTGCCGGGTCGGTACCCGTATCGGTTCAAGAACGCATTTGAGCCGCTGTACTGGTTCGCGAACTCCGACGCGTTCGGGTTCTATCCGACCGCCGTGCAGCATCCGAGCACCGGCGTGCCGCGCGCGCTCGGCAAAGGGAAAGCCGGCGACACGAACGCCGCGAAGCGCCAAGGGAAAGGCGGCGGCGCCATCCAGGGCAACACGGTCGCGCCGGGTATGGCGTACCCGTCGAACGTCCTGGACTTCCGCGAAGCCGCGCCGGCTATCGGACATCCGGCCGCGTTTCCCGTGCGGCTGCCGTCGTTCTTCATCGCGTGTCTGACCGAGACCGACGACGCCGTGATCGATCCGTTTGTCGGGTCCGGCACGCTGATCATCGCGTGCGAAACCCTGAAGCGGCGCGGCCTCGGCATCGACCTGGCGCCGCGTTACGTGCAACTCACTATCGACCGTTGGGAACAATTCACCGGACTAAAAGCGACCAAGCTCGGCGAAGTAGTCCACACGCGGAAACGTCCGACGAAACGAAAGCAGGTGTCACATGCCGCCCATGCGTCCCGAACTCGCGCCGCTGCCGCCGCGCCTCGCGCTGCTCGCGATTGACGAGCGCGGGTATCCGGTCCCGTGGTTTGTCGCGTGGGTCGACGGGAAACCGGAATTCCGCGCGGCCGACGCCGCGAAGTGGACCCGCGCGGTCCGGGATCGGTTGTGCTGGATGTGCGGCGCGCCCCTCGGCAAATGGCTGACCTTCGTCCTTGGTCCGATGTGCGCGGTCAACCGAACGACGGCCGAGCCGCCGTGCCATACCGAGTGCGCGCGGTACGCGGCCGCGAATTGTCCGTTCCTCACGCGGCCGCAGATGACGCGGCGCGAAGACGAGTGCTTCAACCCACAAGTCCACGCCAGCGAAGGCCCCGGAGATCCGATTCTCCGCAATCCGGGCGTTACGCTGCTCTGGACGACGCAACGGTACCGCGTATTCTTCGACGCGAAACGACGACCGCTGATCAGCATCGGCGATGCCGCGAGCGTCGAATGGTACGCGGCCGGGCGGGTCGCGACCCGCCTGGAAGTCGACGCGTCAATCGAAAGCGGCTTGCCGCTGTTGCGTGCAGCGGCCGAACTCGACGGCATGCCGGCGTTGCTCGAGCTGGCGACCCGCGCGGCCGCCGTGCGCGATCTGTATCCGGAATAAAGGAAAGGTGCTCACATGACGCTGATCGCAATCCTGCATCTGCTGGCGTTCCTCTGTTTCGTGTTCGCCGCGATCCCGATCCCGTCGCGGATCAACCTGGTCGCGGCCGGCCTCGCGTTCTGGATGTTGTCGCTGCTCGTCGCGCACGCGATCTGATCGGATGCCGCGCGCGCTCTCGGTCCCGTCGGAGAAAGTGAAGCTGATCAACCAGCTCACGCACACGTCCGGCCCGTTCGCCGGCCAGCCGTTCAACCTGCGACGGTGGCAAGAAACGAAAATCATTCGGCCGTTGTTCTCGGTGAACCGGCAGACCGGCCGGCGCCAGTACCGGACGTGTCTGCTGATGATGCCGCGCAAGAACGGGAAGACCGAACTCGCGGCCGCGCTCGCGCTCGACGGGTTGCTCTTCGACGGCGAAATCGGCGGCCAGGTGTACTCGGCCGCGAGTGACAAGGAACAAGCGGCGCTCTGTTTCAACGTCGCCGCGCAGATGATCCGGAACGATTCGGAGCTGTATGCCGCCTGCGAAATTCTCGATAGTCAAAAGCGGATCGTCCATCGGAAGTCGGGCAGCTTCTACCGCGCGATTTCGGCAGAGGCCTACACGAAGCACGGCTACAACGCGTCCCGGGTCATCTACGACGAGCTGCACGCGGCGCCCACGCGTGAACTGTGGGACGTGCTGGCCTCGAGCATGGGCGCCCGCGCGCAGCCGTTGCTGATCGCGATCAGTACCGCCGGCTACGACCGCCACTCGATCCTGTGGGAGCTGTATCAACACGCGCTGAAGGTCCGGGAGAACCCCGCGCTCGATCCGTCGTTCCTGCCGGTGATTTACGAAGCGCCCATCGACGCCGATTGGACCGACGAAAAAATCTGGCGGAACGCGAACCCGGCGCTCGGTGATTTTCGGTCCCTCGACGAACTCCGATCCGCCTGCGCACGCGCGCAAGAAATCCCGGCGCAAGAAAACGCGTTCCGCCGGCTGTACCTGAATCAGTGGACCGAGCAGGCCTCGCGCTGGATCGCGCTCACGTCCTGGGACGCGTGCCGCGTGGCCATCGACCCCGCGCGCCTGGCCGGCCGGCGCTGTTATGTCGGCCTCGACTTGTCGACGACGACCGACTTGACGGCGACCGTCGCCATCTTTCCGGATGACGACGGCATCGGGTTCGATGTCCTCCCGCAGTTCTTCGTGCCACAGGATCGGATCAAGACGCGCGTCACGCGCGATCACGTCCCGTACGACGAATGGGTCCGGCGCGGCTTCATCACCGCGACACCGGGGCCCGTCGTCGACTACGAGCTCGTCCGCGCGCATCTGCACGACTGGCGGGAGCGCTTCGACCTGCGGTTGATTGCGTTCGACCCGTGGAACGCGACCGACCTGGTCTCGCGCCTGGAGCAGGTCGACGGGTTCGTCTGCGTGAAGGTCCGCCAGGGCAAGGCCTCGTTGTCGGCGCCGTCGAAAGCGTTTGAGAAAGCGATTCTTGAGCGGACGTTGCGCCACGACGGCCATCCGGTGCTGCGCTGGAACGTCGCGAACGCCGCGACCGACATCGACAACGCCGGGAACATCCAGCCGTCGAAAGCGAAATCGACCGAACGGATTGACGGCGTGTCCGCGCTGGTGATGGCCCTGGACGCGTCGACGCGCGACACCGCGAAGCCGCCGCCGACCTACGACATGCTTATACTGGGCGGACCATGAAAGCGCGGATCGGCCGGCCGCCGCTCGATGCGTCTGACCCCTCCGTGCGCGTCTGCGTGCGGGTTCCCTCGAAACATTACGATCAGCTCTACACGAAGGCCGGCGCCAGCCGCGTGTCCGTGCCTGAACTGATTCGACAGTCGATAGACTTCCGCTATCTAAAGCAGACAAGCAAACCGCGCCGGCCGTAAGGTCTGTCGCGTGGAACGCGCGTACGCCGTCCTGGACCTCAAGCGCGCGGCCGCCGAGTCGCGCACGTTCAGCGGCATCGCCTCGACTCCGACCCCGGACCGATCCGGCGACATCTTCGAACCCCTCGGCGCGACCTTCACGAACCCGATCCCGCTGTTGCTGCATCACGACCGCGAACGCCCCGTCGGCCTCGCGACGTTGACCGCGACCCGCGACGGGATTCGGTTCAGCGCGACGATCCCGGACGTGCCGAACGCTGGCGCGCTGCGCGACCGCGTCAAGGAAGCGTGCGACCTGATCGACGCCGGTCTCTTGCGGGCCGTGTCCGTCGGCTATCGCATCCTCGGCGACGGCGTGAAGTACCTCCAGGCCGGCGGCCGACATTTACTCCGCACCGAAATCTGCGAACTCTCGCTGGTCACCGTCCCGGCGAACGCCGCGACGACGATTCAGGCGATCAAATCGTTCGACGCTCTGCATGTGGCCGCGTCAGGCCGAACCCCGCCCGGCGTCTCGGGCCGTCCGAAAATTGGAACGACCATGGGAAAACAAACCACTGCTGAAGCGATTACGGGCTGGGAAAACAAACGCGCCGCGCTCGCCGCGCGCATGTCGGAGCTGATGACGAAAGCGAACGAGGCCGGCACGACACTCGACGCCGACGCCGCGACCGAACACGACGACCTCGAAGTCCAGGTCAAGGACATCGACGCGCATCTGACCCGGCTGCGCCTGGAAGAAAAGCGGAACGCGAACGCCGCGCAACCGATCATCCCGGCCCACGGCAACGGCAACGGGAACATCCCGCGCATCCTCTCGATCAAAGCGAACGTACCCGCCGGGACCTCGTTCGTCCGGACGGCGTGCGCGATCTTGACCTGCAACGGGAACAAGCGCGAAGCGGCCGAGTACGCGAAACGCTGGGACGACTCGACGCCGGAAGTCGGGCTGTACCTGAAAGCGGCCGTCGCGCCGGGCACGACGACCGATCCAGCCTGGGCGGGCGCGCTGGTGAATCAGGGCATCGCGAACGACTTCCTCGAGCTGCTGCGCCCCGCGACGATTCTCGGCAAGATCCAAAACCTGCGCGAAGTGCCGTTCAATACGAAAGTGCCGATGCAGACGGCCGGCGGCACCTACGGCTGGGTCGGAGAATCGAAGCCGAAGCCGGTCACGAAGCTCGCGTTCAGTTCCGATAGTCTCGGCATCGCGAAAGCGGCCGGCATTATCGTGCTGACCGAAGAGCTGGTGCGGCTGTCCAATCCGTCGGCCGAAGCGCTCTGTCGGCGCGATATGGTCGCCGGCATCGCGCAGTTCCTCGACCAGCAGTTCATCGACCCCGCCGTCGCGGCGGTCGCGGGCGTCAATCCCGCGTCGATCACGAACGGCGCGCCGACGGCGGCCGCCACGACCAACCCCCTCGCCGACATCATGGCGTTGATCAACCACTTCGTGACGAACAACATCCCGGTTGACGGGCTCACGTTCATCATGTCGGCGGCCAACGCGCTCGGCTTGTCGTTCCGGACGAACCTCGACGGCTCGTCGCAGTTTCCCGGCATCGGCATCAACGGCGGCGAGTACAAGGGCCTGAAGTTCATCACGAGTCAGGCGGCGGGCCAGCTGGTGATCGGCCTCCAACCGGATCTGATCCTGTATGCGGACGACGGCGGCGTGTCGATTGACGCGTCCCGCGAAGCGTCGTTGCAGATGGATTCGGCGCCGGCCTCGCCGGCGGACGCGACGACCGTCATGGTCTCGCTCTGGCAGACGAACAACGTCGGCCTGCGCGCCGAGCGCTTCATCAACTGGAAGCGCGTCAACGCGAACGCCGTCAAGTACCTCACGGCGACCGCCTGGCCGGCGCCGACGGGTACCGCCGACGCGCCGGAAGGCCTCACGCGCAACGGGAAGCACTAAACGCCGATGCGGCTCTTCGGATACGACATCACACGACGACGCACGCCGGCGACGAGTCTGTCGCCGGCGGCGTCGTCTGGTGGGTGGTTCCCGATCATCCGCGAACCCTACACCGGCGCCTGGCAAAAGAACGACGAGATCACCGCGCCGACGGCACTCTCGTACTTCGCGGTCTATGCGTGCGTCACGCTGATCGCGACCGACATCGGCAAGCTGCGGTTGCGCCTGGTTCGCCAGGACGACGCCGGCATCTGGACCGAAACCGAAAACTCCGCCTATTCGCCGGTCCTCCGGAAGCCGAACCGGTACCAGACGATCCACAAGTTCGTCGAGCAGTGGATCACGTCGAAGCTGAAAGCCGGGAACGCCTACGCCCTCAAGCAACGCGACGGCCGGGGCGTCGTCACCGCGCTCTATGTCCTCGACCCGGCGCGCGTGACGCCGCTCGTCGCGCCCGACGGCGCCGTCTACTACCAGCTGAACCGCGACGAGCTGACCGGCGTCCCGCCCGACCTGGAGTCGGGCCGCTCCGTCGTCGTGCCGTCGCGCGAAATCATTCACGACCCGATGGTGACGCTCTTCCATCCGCTGATCGGGGTCTCGCCGCTCTATGCGTGCGGGTTGTCGGCCACCGCTGGCCTGACGATGCAGCAGCAGAGCGAACTATTCTTCCGGAACGGCAGCAACCCGGGCGGCGTGCTGACCGCGCCCGGCCCCATCGCGCAAGTCACGGCCGACCGGTTGAAGAGCGACTGGGAAACGAAATTTTCCGGGAACAACGTCGGCAAGGTCGCGATCCTCGGCGACGGTCTGAAGTACGAACCGATGGCCGTGACCGCGAACGACGCGCAGCTGATCGACCAATTGAAGTACACCGCGCAAACGATCTGCAGTTGCTTCCACGTCCCGCCGGCGCTCCTGGACCTCGGCGGCGATGCCGCGAACGTGACGGACCTCGAAGCGCTGTTGCAGAAGTACCACTCGCAGTGCATCCAGTCGCTGTTGACGAACTTCGAAGCGTCCCTCGACGAAGGCCTGGAGCTCGCGACCCCGTTCGGGACCGAGTTCGACATCGACGATCTGATCTGGATGGTGACCGCGACGAAAACGAAAGCGGCCGCGGACTCCATCGGCGCCGGCGCGCTGTCGCCGAACGAAGCCCGCCGGAAGTATTTCGGGGTCGGGCCGACCAAAGGCGGCGACTCGCCCATGCTCCAGCAGCAGAACTATTCCCTCGCGGCCCTGGCCGAGCGCGATGCCGATCAGCCGTTCTCGAAACCCACGCCAGCGCCGGCCGCACTGCCGCCGCCGTCGGCCGACGACGACGAGCAGGACGAACAAAAATTCTTCGCATCGCTGACGAAAGCAGTTGAGGACCTTTATGCGGCCTGACGTCCTAGCGGAACATCTGGCGACGACGATCAAAGGGTTACTGACCCCGATGTCGGCGCGGGTCGTCGCGCTCGAAACACTCGGCGCCCGCCTGGAGTCCGACCGACCGGTCCTCGCGACCCTGACCGCGACCCTCGAAACCCTGACCGCCCGGATCGGCGCCGTGGAAGCGCGGCCGCCGGAACCGGGGCCACCGGGTCCACCAGGTCCGCCAGGGCGTGACGGGAACGACGGGAAGGCTGGCGTTCCAGGCCTACGGTATTGCGGTGTCTACGTGTCCGGGAAGACCTACGACACGGGCGATCTGGTGACGGCCGGCGGGTCGGCCTGGTACTGCAACCGGACGACGACAACCGGACCCGGCGACGGCCGGCCCGACTGGACCCTGATGGTCAAACACGGCCGCGACCTCCGCGACCCGGGTCGGCGGTCCGCATGACCCCGCTCGTCTCGTTGGCGGACGCGAAAGCGCATCTGCATGTCACCGATCCCGCGCGCGATGCTGAAGTGCAATCGAAAATCGACCAGGCGTCGGATGCGATTGCGAAGTACATCGACGTGCGCTTCGATGACACCTGGACTGAAACAACGGCGCCGCCGGTGGTCCAAGCCGCCGTGCTCGAGCTGCTCGCGCTGATGTGGCGGGATCGCGGCGACGTGGACGACGACAGCGATGCGAAGACCTGGCGCCATATTGAAATCTTGTTGAAGCAGACGCGCGACCCCGTGGTCTCGTAACTGGAGAGGACCCCATGAACAACGAACGACCGACCCCGACCCCGGCGGGACCGTCGACCCCGACCCCGCACGCGCCGCCGCCCGAACAACCGGAGCAACCGCCGCGCGCGCCGATCACCGAACCGGACACGAACGACGATCAACCGCCGCCACCGCGTCCGCAGACGCCGCGCCGGTCCTCGGCGGCCTGATGCCGCGCGGCGCCTATCAGCATCGCGTGCGCTTCGACGCGCCGGGGCTGCCGGTGCCGGACGGCGACGGCGGCTATACGCAAGGCTTCACGCCGCTGGACCCGCCGGAGTGGTTCGCCTCGATCCGGCCGGCCACCGCGCGCGACCTCGAACAAGTCGCCGGCGGGACTGTCGTCGGGACCGCGACGCATATCGTCGAGTGTGATTACCACGGCGGGGTCACGGTGCTGTCGCGCGTCGTCAAGCTCGACGAGCTCCGGATGTTCACCGTCGACGGCGTGCGGAACCACGATGAACGCGACGTCACGATGTCGCTCTTCTGTCGGGAACAACTCTGATGCCGAATCGGTTACTGCTGCAGCTCGACGACTGGAAAGAGAACCTGCGGGACGAACCCGTCGCCCTGGCGCGCGGCGCCGCGCCGGCGGTGCAGTCCGCCGCTGAAGCCGCCGCCGACGAGCTGCGGGCGGCGTATCCCGTCGGCCCGACCGGGAACTTGCGCGCGCGCGTGCGCGTCGACCGCGATCCGGACACCGACCCCGCGATTGCGGCCGCTGTCGTCGTCAGTGGCGCGCCGCACGCGCATCTGTACGAAGACGGCACGCGGTACGCCCGCGCGCATCCGACCTTCTATCCGATCACGAATCGCGGCGCGAAGACGGCCGAGTGCCAGGTGTCGACGATGGCCGCCGATCAGAATTACACCGTCAGCGGAGCGATTGACTGATGCCGCCCACGATGCCGGATGTTCGGGTTATCGACCAAGCGGTCCTCGCGATCCTGACCGGCGATGCGATCCTCGCGGCGCTGTTGCCCGGCGGCGTGCACTGGGACATCGCGCCGGCGGGCCTCTCGCAGTTTGTGATCGTCTCGTTGCAGGACTTCACGACCGACGCCGTGTTCGGTGACGACGACGGCGGGACCGAGACCGTCGGGTACCTGGTGAAAGCGGTCACGCGCACCGGCGCGGCCGACACGGCCCTGGACGCGGCCGCGCGCATCCATGATTTGCTCGAACGGCAGCCGTTGAACTTGTCCGGGACCGGCTACGAACTGATGGTGATGCAGCGGACGCGCCGGGTCCGCTATTCCGAATTCGATGCGAACAACGCCGAGTGGCAGCACGTCGGCGGCGTCTACTCCGTGATGGTGTCGCGCGGGACAGTGCCCGCGCCGTAACAACGAAAGGGTCCGATCATGCCTGCGAATCTACGACGGCACGGCTACAAGGGGTCCATCAACATGGACGAAACCGGCGCGTTGACGACCTTCACGCCGGTCGCGTCGACGAATAAATGGTCGATTTCGATGAAGCGCGAACGGGTCGACGTGACCTGCTTCCTTGACCCGAACCGCGTCTGGGTCCAGGGCCTCATGGACGTGTCGGGCGACCTCGCCGGCATGTGGGAAGCGGCGGCCTCGCGTCCGCTGCTCGACGTGATGATGGGCGACCTGGCGGTCGGCCTGAAGCTCGTCCCGTCGGAACTCGACCCGACGGCGTTCTTCTCCGGCCTCGCGTACCTCGACGGCGGGATGGATGTCGCGGTCGATGGCGCGATCACGATCAACGGGTCGTACGTCGCGGCGGGCCCGTGGACGCTCGAGCCGCCGGCCTCCGGTGTCCTCGCGACGGGCGGGCCGGATCGGATCGCGCGGCTCGAAGCCGAACTCGCGCGGCTGCGTCAGGCGGCGTAAGCGATGGCCGGTCCGCTGCCGTTGCGCAGTGCGCCCGGCGCGCTCGGCCTGCTGCGCTGGTCGTACCAAATCGCGGCGGGCGTGATCGACTTCGTGATCCTGTACGACCAGACCCGCCGCGAGTGGACCTTGCGCGGCGGGCTGGTCGCCCCGGATGCGTTCAAGCTCACGCGCACGCCGCTGGAGTTCGTTCAGCCGGCGCCGAAAGGCAGCATCGGCCAGCGCTGGCGCGTCGTCTCGCTCACGGTCCAGGACAATCGGCTATCCGCCACCGTGACCCCGCTCTAGGAGAGTGTCCACATGAGTCGCTTTGTGAAACCCGACACCGCGCTGCTGACCCTGGCGAACGGTGACACGCTCGTCGTGAAAGTCCGGCTGAACACCGGCGAGACCCGCGCACTGCGCGCGGCGATCCTCGCCGGCACGGAACAGAGTCACGCGGATCGCGCGGCGTTTCCCGTCGTCCTCGCGTACCTGCTCGACTGGACGATCACCGACGACGGCCGACCCGTCGTCATCCGGGAACAGCCGGCGGATGTCGTGCGCGCGGTCCTTGACGCCCTGGACTACGACGACTTCATCGAAATCGCGAACGCCATCGGCGATCACGTCCAGCGCGAGACCGTGCGCCGCGCCGAAGAAAAAAAAACCCCGACTGGCGCGACCGTATCGTCGGCGACCTCGGCATCGCCATCCGTTGCGGCTGGCGTTACGAGTGGGTCACCGAGTTAGATCCCGATGTCCACGCGATCCTCTGTGAGGAACTGACGAAATAAAGCCATGGCGCTGCGCGCGAAATATGAAGCGGATTTCTCGGAGTTCTACAGCGCCACCGCGCAGGCGGTGACCTCGCTCGACTCCTGGGAAAACAAGGGCCAAGCCGTCGAGAAGCAGATGGACCAGGTCGCGCACTCGATGACCGGCGCGCCGGTCGTGTCGGACATCAAAGGGATGTCGACGAGCATGGACGAATTCGGCGTGCAGACGGTCCGCACGTCGGCGACGGTCAACACGGAAGCGTCGGGCCTGTCGGCGTCGTTCCAGTCCATCGGCACGTCCATCGCGGCCGCGTTCACGGTCCAGCAGATCAGCGCGTTTGTCGTCGGCGTTATGGATGCCGCGTCGAAGGTCGGCGACCTCTCCGTGAAGATGGGCATTTCGACCGATGCCGTCCAGCGGTTCAAGTTCGCGGCGGAACAATCGGGCACGACCATCGACAGCGTGGGCCGCTCGATTCAGACGATGAACAACAAGCTGTCGGAAGGCGGCAAGGGCACTATCGCCGCGCTCGACGAACTCGGTCTGAAACTCAGCAGCTTGCGCGATGCCGGTCCGGAGCAGGCCTTCATCGCCATCGCGGACGCTATCGCCGGCATCGACGATCCGATGGAGCGGACACGGCTCGCGATGGAGATCTTCGGCAAGTCGGGCGTCGAGAACATGCAGATGTTCCAGGAAGGCGTCCGCAAAGTCGGCGAGCAGACGGCGGTCATGTCGGAAGAAACGATCCGCCGGTTGAAAGCGGCGCAGGATTCCTGGTCGGCGTTTTCGAATAGCGTCACGGTCTACAGCGGCGAAGCGCTGGGCGCGATTAGTAAATTCTTTTCCGCCTGGCAAAAGGCCTCCGAAGGCATCACGGCCGTGATGCATCCCATCGACTCGTTTAAGAAATCGGTCGCCGACTTAGGACTGACGGCCGACGGCGCCGCGCAGAACGCATCCGACCTGGGGATGCAGATCGCGCAGGTCGAGAAACCGGCGTTCGCCGTCGGCGAAGCCTTGAAACCGGTCGCGCTGAACGCCGAACAAGTCGACGCCGCCATCGGGTACCTGAACGTCACGCTCGTCAAAGCGAAAGACAACCTGACGTTGGTCGAACCAAAACTCGGCAGCTTGTCAGAGGCCACGCGCAACATGGCGCGCGGGACGGACTCGCTCGATGCCGTGATGAAAGCGGCCGCGCAAAGCACCGAAGTCTGGAATAGCGGCCTCCGGTTCACGTCCGAAGTCGTCGGCGAACTCCCGGACAAAGTGAACGCCGCGACCGACGCGATCCAGCAACTGACGACCGCGCAAGCGCAAGCGACGGCCGGCCCGCAGATGGGCACGAGCTCGCCCGGCGGGACGGTCAACACCGCCGGGATTACGGTCGGCGGTCCGGGTTTGAGTATGGAAAGCGTGTTCGACCAGTACACGAAACGCTTCGGCGGGAATAGTTCACTCGGCATGATCGGCGGCGGCCCGCCGCCTGACTTCCTGTCCTGGGCGCTGTCGATGGGGCTCGCGTCCCGCAACGCGCCGACCATTCCCGCCGGCGGCAACGTCGGCGCGCCGATGAATCAGACCATCAACATGAACGGGCTGCTCGGCACGAACGATCCGGCCACGCGCGAGCTGATCAAGACCATGGTCGGCGATGCGTTCGCCGAGTCGATGCGCGGCCAGCGCCTCTTGAGCAGCGCATAACCGATGGCGCCCGTCGTCGCTCCACGGGTCGTGTCGGCGCCGGCGATCTATCCGACGATCATCTTCATCGCCGGAATTCAGGCGACGACGCTGGTCCGCGTGCGCAATCTAACGATCACCGACGTGCTGAACGAACAGCCGAACACGGCCGCGCTGACCGTGAATCTGCTGCCGCATGTGCTGCCGTCGCCGCCGTTCCATCCGCCGTCATTTGATAACGTCGCGTTCAATACGACGCCGTCCCCGTCGATTTATCCGGATGTCCGCCGCGGGCAACCCATCGAAATTTATTCCGGCGGCCTGTCGCCCGATCAGCTCGTCTTCGGCGGCGAGATCGTGTCGGTCCAGCAAATCTATGAAGCCGATGTGCCGAAGCACGTCGCGCTGCACCTGTCGTGCATCGACTACACGCGCGCGCTGAATCGGCGGAAGGTGACGAAAAGTTATCTGACGCAATCGGTCACGGCCATCGTCCTCGACCTGATGGCGTCCCGCCTGGCCGATGGGTTTACGACGACCTTCGTCCAGGCGAACTTGCCGCCCATCGCGATTGATTTCACGTTTGAAGATATGAACCGCGCGCTCACGCGCCTCGCGAATCGGATCGGCGCGTACTGGTACATCGACTATTCGAAAGCGCTGCATTTTTTCACCGACGAACCCGCCGAGCCGCCGGCGCCGCTCGTGCCTGGCGAACGGTTTGACGACTTGCGGTTCGAGACGGACCTCTCACAAGTGCGGACGCGTGTCGTCGTCGAAGGGGCGGGGTCCGTCGTCAGCACGCAGATCGCGGTCGGGGAAACGATGATCCCGGTCCGCGACCCGGTGATGTTTCAACCCGCCGGCGGGCTCGCGATTATCGGCCAGCAGCGGATCTCCTACACCGGCGTGCAGACCGGCGACCAGGGCGCGCTCGTCGGCCCTGGCGCGCAACCGGGCGCGGCGCCTGTCGCGACGGCCATCGTCGGCGCCGGCATCGAAGTCGGGACGCACAACTACGCCGTGACCTACGTGTCGGCCTCCGGTGAATCGCTGCCATCGCCGATGGCGTCCGTGGTCCTCGGCAAAACGGATCCGCCGCCGACCGCGCCGACCCCGAACCCGCCGACGGCCGGCACCGGTCCCGATCCCGGCGTGCATGAATACGCCGTGTCGTTCGTCACCGCGAACGGCGAGACGACGCCGAGTCCGACGAACAGCATCACGACGACGCAAGTCGGCGGCGTGGCGGCGCCAGGTGTGACGAACGCCGTGCTGCGGAACGTTGTCGGCAATCTTGCTGGTGGGAGTTCGTTTCGCTATAAGACGACCGTGACGACGGCGGCAGGGGAAACCATACCGGGCGCGGTTGGGAATACGATTACGACGCTCCCGCCAACGGCGCCGGGAAATTTCACGACCCAGATGCCGACGACGCTATATCAACCGGGTTCCGGATTATTGGAAGGCCAATATCTCTACAACGCCGCGTACGTGAGCGGCGCCTACGAAACCGCATTAGGGTCGCAGCTCAACGTCATCGCGAGTAGTCCGATTCCACAGGTACCGCCGAATCCGTTGGCGAGCCTGTATGCGATCAACACGGCGACCGGTGGCAGTATCGGGCCTGGGAATTATTACTACGGCATCGCGTACGTGTACGGCGCCTACGAATCCGCAATCGAAAACGTCTTAGGCCAAAATTACATCACCGTCGGCCCGACCACGAACGCCGTCGCCATGACGCTGAATGGCTTCAGCGATCCACGGTGTACCGGCATCAAAATCTATCGCACGAAGGCGAACGTCTACACCGCCTATTACCTGGCCGCGACGTTATCGCCGTCGTCGACGTACCAGAACTACACCGACACGAAGGCCGACGCGGCCCTCGGCGCCATGCGTCCGGATAACAATCCCATCGGGACCCCGCCGGCGCTGGGTGTCGCGATTAAATTTCTCTCGTTCGTGCCGTCGACGAATCCGAAGGTCACCGGCATCCGCCTCTATCGGTGGGTCCCGAATTCGGCGGCCTGGCGCGTCGTGACGACCTTAGCGAACGCGGAAACCGCATACACCGACGCCGCTGCCGACGGCGCGCTCGGCGCGGCGCGCGCGACGAGCGGTCCCATCGGCACGCCGCCCGGCGACCAGGCGACGGTCACGATCCCGACGTCCGGCGATGCGCGCGCCGTCGGCCGCAAGGTGTATCGCAGCGACAACAGCGCGCCGTTTCGGTTCCTGGCGACCATCGCGAATAACACGGCCACGCAGTACATCGACAACATCGCGTCGGTCTCGAGCAACGCCGACGCGCCGACAACCGACACGACCGGCGGCGCGCAGACGTGCGTCGTCGCGTTGACGAATATTCCGCTCGGTCCTGGTGCGGTCACGGCGCGGCGGCTCTATCGCACGCCGGCGAACAGCACGCAACTGCTACTCCTGGCGACGATCAGCAACAACACCGCGACGACCTACAGCGACAACAAGAACGATTCCACGCTCGGCGCCGCGCCGCCGGCCACGAACACGACCGACACGCGCCAGGTGGCGCTGTCGAAGATTCCCGTCGGGTCCTCCGGGGTCACCGCGCGCAAGGTCTATCGCACGGCCGCGAACGCGGCGCAGTTGAAACTGCTCGGCACCGTCGCCGACAACACGACGACGGGCTTCACCGATAACAATGCCGATGCCACGCTCGGCGCGAACGTCCCGACGGTGGACACGTCGAACTTGCAGCAGCCGCAAGGCCAGGTGAACGCCGGCGCGACGGTGATGCCGGTCTCGGCGACGGCGGGCTTCGCGGCGGCGGGCGGGTTCGCGGTGGTCGGGAATGGTGAACAGGTGATTCGGTACAGCGGGATCACCGCGACGACCCTGACCGGGATTCCGGCCAGCGGTCCCGGATCGTTGACCGCGACCGTCCCGTACAACTCCAGCGTGACGAACGCGCCGGCGCTGATCGGCGTGCCGGCCGCTGGACCCGGCGCGATTGCGGCGCGCGGGCTCGTCGATGGGGAAGAAATCCATTTGCTGATCGAACGGAACGACACGGCCGCCCAAGCCGAGCTCGCGGCCATCGAAGGCGGCGACGGCGTCATCGAGCACTACATTCAGGATCGCCGGCTGTCGGCCGCCGGCGCGACGACGACGGCCGACGCCGAGCTCGCGTTGTTCAGTCGCGCCGAAGTGCGCGTGACCTACACGACGCGCGACACGAAGACCCGGACCGGGAAGACCATCGTCGCGAACTTGCCGAGTCCGACGAACCTGGTCGGCGAGTTCCTGATTCAACGCGTCCAGCTCACGCAGTTTGATATTCCCGGCGTGCCGCCGTTGCGCACCGTCGCGGCGTCCTCGACGCGGTTCAGTTTCGATGATGTTCTTCGGCGGCTGGAATTAGAGGTCTACGCATGACTGACGTACTCAAACACCGTTTCACCAGTCCGAAGCTCGACGGCGCCGACACGCAACAGGTGCAGCCGTCACACTGGAACGACGGCCATAAATTTCAGGGCGGGAACGCCGGCGAAGTCCTCACGCGTGATCCGGCCGACCTGTCGTTCGGGGCGAAGTGGACGCCGATCACGATTCCGCCGGCGGTGCAGGAAGTGCCCGGCGGCGGCATCAATGGCGACGTGCTCCGGCGCGATCTCGCGATCCCGACGTTTCAATCGAAATGGGCGGCGCCCTTCGCGTTTATTGATGCCGCGTTTCCCGGCACCGTGAACGATTACCTACCAGGACTCGCGCCCGGCGCGCTCACGACGATCATGTGGGACGCCGGCGGGACGACACCGGCCACGCTCACGGGCATCGCGGGCGGGACGCCGGGACAAATCCTAACAGTCCGCAATCGCGGCGCCGGCCTGCTCACGTTGCCTTTCTTCAGTAGTGGATCACTGCAAGCGAATCGGTTCGCCAATGTCGTGAGTAGCGGCCCGACGATTCTCGCGGGAGGCGGATGGGCGCAGTTCGTGTATCGCGCCTGGTGGGAAATGATCGGGTACGAGCAAGGGCAATGGATCACGCCGGCGTACAGCGCCGCGGACTATTTCGCAGATAGCGGGATGACGTGGACGGTTGAAGCTGGCGATGTCGTGCTGGCGAAATATCGACTGGCCGGCCGCACGATGAACTGGGCGGTATGGATCTACTTATCCGCGCTCTCGATCACCACGGCGAATCAGCTAGTCAAACGCAAACTGTTCGGCGGGTTGACCTCGACCGGCGAATTCCCGTTCATCGCCACACTGAGCGATAACGGTGTGGTGGCCACGGGGCTCGGTTCGACCTCCGGAACGAATATCAATTTCTATCACGACGCCGGCGGCGCGTCGCTATGGGTGGCCGGCAACGTCAATTTGAACGCGTCTGGAGTCTGCGAAGTCACCTGAACCCGTTTTATTAGAACAGAGGGAGCGAACTTATGAGCGTTGGACTACCCGCCACGAAAGGCGAAATTGATTCGCGCGCCGGCGACATCGCGCGCAACTTTCAATCGCTGTTCGGTGATGTCGTGACGATGCAGCAATACCTGGTCGCCACGCCGAACGCGGACCTCGAAACCCTGGGCTACACGCCCGATGAAGTCGCGACATTAAAAACGGCGTTCGCCGACCTGAAGCAGCTCGGCGAAATCTGGACCGGGGCGCAGCCGCTGCCGACCGCGAAGGACTTCCGGATCTTCGTGTCGCGGCTGTGGGGCGTGGGCGCGTTCTAAAATCACTGCCGTAGCCGATGCGTCTCGTCGTCGAGCGGGTCGCGCGCAATCCCGCGTGCGGTCCGTTCGGCGACTCGTCAGTCCTCAATCGGCAACGGCTGCACGCCGGCGCATTGCAGGCAGATGCGCGGCCGGTCCAGGTGCAGCCCCTTCGGGTTAAACGCGATGAACTCCTGACACTGCGCGCACGGTTGCAGCTTCGCGCCGTTCGGCGGGCGGCCGTCCGGGAAGTCGTCGACGCGCCGGCAGATGACGTGATCGGGTTTCCGCGCGACATCGCCGAGCAGCACCAGACGGCCGTCGTAGGTTCGGCCGTAGTAGTTCCCGGCATCGACGGGGGTCGGCTTCTTCGGCATCGCCGCAGGATACGACGCGTCGAGCCGCTAGACAAGCGTGGACCGGAATACGCGCGAATCAGTGTCTGAGTGCCTGCGTCGAGTGTCTGCGTAGAAAATATAGCCTTTAGAATCAAGCACTTAAGATATTGAATCCCGGTTTCCTAAACCGGGGGTCGCAGGTTCGAGACCTGCCGGGCGCACCATTAGAATCAACAACTTACAGAGAATTACGCGACCGAGACGCAGACACTGCCTTGGACATCGCTGGACAAAAACATTAGGAAATACGCGAGTTTCAAAATCGAGTGTCTGCGTGCAGTGTCTGCGTTTTTCTGGTGCGGTTCGAGTGTCTGCGTTGCGACCCCGTCGCAGACACTGGCGTCGACTCTGGCAGGGGTTCGGGGGTCGGGAAGGGGTTAGGACAGGCCCGCGTCGTTCGCCTGTCCTGGTGCATCCTGGCGGGTCAGGCGCCGGTCTTCGGGACTAGGCGCAGCACGTCGGCCTTCGGGAGTGTCTCCGGCGCCCAATGCGCCCGCATGATCGCCATCGCCGACGCGACCCGCTTCGGGACGGCGCCCTTCGTATATCGGTTCAACATTTTTTCCGTCTTCAGATTACCGAGCTGCATCGTCCCGGTTCGGTCGCCGGTCCGCGCGAGTGTCTCGGTCAGGAAACTATGCCGGCAGTCGTACGGATGAAAGTTCAGCGGCACGGTCGCCTGGAAGTGTTCCCACACGGCGCGCTGGGCGTCCGTCGCGTCCGATGCCTCCGCCGCCGCCTTCAACTTCGCGCGGACGCGATCCCGCGCGCCGGTAAAGGCTTTGTGCATCGACGACCGCGAAAACGTCTGGCCCCATAATTTCGCCGCGTCGTACTGACGCAGCCACACAAAGGCCTGCGGCAGGGCTTCGACCCAGACGGCCGCGGCGCCCTTGCCTTTCTTTCTCGCCGGCAGTCGGATCAGTTCCTTCGCAAAGTTCACGTCCTCGCGTCGGAGTCGGATCAGCGACTTATGCGACAAGCCGGTCCACAGGATGATGCCGATCCGAATCTTCGTCAGACTGATCGGCGCCCGCTTTCCACCTTTCTCGGCGCGGCCCCGGTCGGGCATGGCCGCCAGGATCATCAACACGAAGTCGATGTCGATGCCGCGCGCTTCGAGTTCCTTCGGCGGAACATCCGGGATCAGATCGGTCGGCACGATGACATCGTCGTCGTCTTGTCCTTTCGCACGCCGCTTCAGTTGTTCTTTCTCGAGTTCGACCCGCAGCACGTCGCCGAGTGCACGCTTCCGCGAGTTCACGGTCGACGGTGCGCGGCCGGCGTTCGTCCAGGCGTTCAAGACGTCCGCGACCAGGCGCCGCCGGATCGCCAGGACCGGCATCGCGCCGAGCGGCGATTCGGTCCAGTGCTTGAGGACGTTGTGATAGTCGGCGTTTTTCTGCGACTCGTCGCCCTTGATGACTGGATGCTTTTCCAGGAACGCCGCAATCGCGAACGCCAGTGTTCCCGGTGCGCCGCGTTCGCCGCCGATCCGACCGGTGCGATAGTCTTCGAGCAGCTGCATCCGTCGGATGACGAGCTCGCTGTTATGGCGCTTCGAGTACGCGATCCCGTTCGCGTCGACGAGTGGCCAGCGTTCGCGAATCGGTTTCTCTGATCCCTTCGGTCGGAACAGGATCGTAATCCCGTGGGGGTCGGCGTAGATTCCTTCGGCGAGTACGTCGGTCGGTCGTTTCACTTTCCGCATCTGCACAATCCTTTGGTCCCGCGCGCCGGAATAGCGCGCATTCTGGTCCAACTATGTCCAGTTTTTGTCGGATTGTCATTGACCCCGCGCAATTAGTGATTGTAGATAGGAATAGTTTGATGTCTAAAGGGAAGTTTTTGTTGCTGCGTACCGACCGGCACAGTTGTGAAACGTACGCCGGTCTTCGTGTCAGGAAACGAGACAGGAGAACATCCCGGCCCGCGCCCCTCACGATTTGTTGTGACGGCGTCTCGAATAGTTGGGACGGACAGAAGCGGACACAGTGCGGCGCGGACGGTTCCAGTACGGCGATTTACATTTCGGACAGACGGCCGGCGCGAATCCTTCCCGTTTTGGAATCCATTCGTGGCTGCACCGCTCGCACTTCCAACCCCATTTGGTAACGGGCACTCTCACACGCCGGGATTGTTTCACGGGGGTCACCGGCTGAACAATATTCCGTGAAAGGAACATACGTCAACGGTTCTCTTATTGCAGTGCGGCCCGGTCAACCCCCAGCCGGCCCCTCTCGTCGTCGCGGCGCAGCCCGTCACATAAGGAGATTGTTCAATGGCGACCCGACAACCGGCTCCCGTGAAGAACTTCAACGACCTGCCCGTCACGCTCACGATTGACGACCTCGCCGCGATCTATCGGATCAGTACGAAGACCATCCGCCGGAACCTGTACGCCAAAACCTTTCGGCCGCTCCCGTTTCGAAAATTTCCGTATCTCTGGCGCCGCGACGACGTGGTCCGCGAATTCAACGCGCCGACCCGGACGTTCGCGACCCGCAAGCCGCAGGGCTTCGCGGTGACGCGGGCGCGCGCGCGCCAGCATCCCGAATACCAGGCCACGAAGTAGACGCCACGATGTCCGGTCGTGTCGTCTCGCTCGTCCTGGAGTCCGCCTTGCCGGCGTGGCTGAAGATCTACGCGGCCGCGTTCGCGTCGTTCGCGTCCGACGATGGCTCGAAGGTCTTCCCGACCCTGAAGCGGATCGCGCGGATGGTCGGGAAGTCCGAACGGCAGGCGCAACGCGCGACCACGGAGCTGCGGCGCTTGGCGATCCTGGAAGTTCTCACGCCGAGCGGCCGCGCGACGGCGACCCGGTATCACTTCCACGTCGAGCGCTTGCCGCTGCCCGGCGCCGGAGAAAGTCGGCCGCTTTTCCACGGCGTTGCGATGTTTCCACAGCGAAAGATGGCTAAAGCTGGTTTAGAAAAACGTTTTCCACAGCTTCAACAGCAATTAACAGGACACCGGTGTCGGATAGATCCGTCAAGTACTCTTCGTACAAATACAGCGCGCGCGCTTCGCGCGAGAAAAACCGGAACCGCAGGCGAGTGACCTTATGCCGTTTACCGAACGACTGACGCCGGCCAAAGTGATCTGCATGGTCTGCCGCACGGTGAACGGCCACGATGCCGCGTGTCCGCTCGTCGCGCTCGACGTGCAGGTAAAGGACATGACGGGCCACGTCGGCACGTTCGTCGCGTCGATGCACGAAACCTTGGAACGGATCGGCCACATTTTGCGAGACGAAGATCAGGAGTCGTGATGTACGCCAAGGCCACGAAGGTGCCGGTGATCCAGTCGCGCGGGGAAATTGAGCGGCTACTAAGCAAGCACAAGTGCTCGCAATTCATGTGCGGGACCGACTACGACCACGGGATCGCGCGCGTGCAGTTCAAGGCGCACAACCGGTACGTCCGCTTCATCGTGCAGCTGCCGCCGCGTCCGACCTACAACAGCCGGCCGAACGCGGCGAAATGGGAACAGGCCGAGCGGCAGAAATGGCGCGCGCTGCTGCTCGTCATCAAAGCCAAGCTCGAATGCGTGGAGAACAAGATCGCGACGTTCGAAGAAGAATTTCTCGCGCAGATCATCATGCCCGGCGACAAGACCGTCGCCGAAATGATCCTGCCGCAAATCGAAGGGGCGTATGCCAGCGGCCGCGTGCAACCGTTGCTCGAGCAACGCATCGACGTGGAACCGTGAAGGAGTCCGACATGCTGAGACGAACGCTCGTCACTCTCGCGGCGCTGGTCCTCCTGGCGGGCTGCGATATTCGGCTAGACCTCGACGACGGGACGCCGGCGTCGCCGATTGGGCCGACGAATATCACGAACACGAACACGAACACGTCGACCAACAACAACGACCGATCCGACACGGCGGCGACGAACGCGCCGCCGAGTACGCCAACCGATCCGGCGCCGCTGCCGTTGCCGAGCTACGGCGAGACGGTGACGCGCGACCTGGCCTCCCGGAACCCCGCGCTCGTCACGAATTCGTGTCAGGACACGAGCGGGCCGACCGCCTGGGCGTTTCTCGATCAGCTCGTCCAGGCCTTGCGCGCGCACGCGCACGATCAGCGATGGGGTTATCTGTGCAAGGACGCGAGCTGCACCGCCGTCGGGCGTGACGTCATCGCCTATCGCGCGTCGAGTGCCGAGACCGGGATCTGGATCGTCGACGTGATCGGGAACCACTGCCCGCTGCCGAACGAGCGGGCCGAAGTTCGATGGGGCGCGCTGCCCTTCGAAACGACGCGCCGCTGGACGGCCGTCAGACCGTAACTCTCACACGGAAAGGATCAACACGATGAACTCACGCATTGCTCTGATCACCTACATGGACGGCAGCGGCGGCGCTGGTCCGGACAATTCGCTACCGGGGTCACCGGCGTATCCGTCGCACGGCTTGCCGCCCGGCGCCGTGCAGCTGCCGGTCTTCCCGTTCGACCCGACGATCCCGGACAACAGTCTGCCGGGATCGCAACCCGGCATCGACAACTCGTTGCCCGGTGGCCGGCCGGAACGTCCCGACAATTCGTTGCCGCCAGTCCTCGGCGCCGGCCGACCCGATCAGGGCTTGCCGCCGTCGCCAGGGCGTCCGGACAATTCGTTGCCGCCGGCGCCCGCGCGTCCGGTGCAGCCGATTGCGCCAGGTGGCCGCTTCGTCGTGAAGTGGCTGGCGTGTCACGGCTTGATCCTCGTCCCGGATAACTCGCTGCCGCCAGCGCCCGAACCGAAGTAGACCGCCGCTGCCGGCGCGTGGGCGATACGCGCCGGCAGCAGATTCGGAGTGGCCGTGATGACACTGCCGGAACCGACACAAGAACTGCTGACGAAACTTCGACGCGCGGCGGTGCTGCTCGACGCGGTCGCCGCTGATGCGAAAACGGATCGGATTTACGCGGTCGCGCACGACTGCGCGAACGCGATCTGGGTGGCCATACAACGCATCGACGAACTCGCAACGGCGCTGGAGGACCTGGCGCCGCCGGAACCCGTGGACGTGATCGACCTGCAGCTATGAACGCGAATCGCGACGACTGGACGGCGTACGCCGAGCGCCACGGCCTGGTCCGAACGGATGATCCGTTGTCGCCGACGAGCTCGTCGCCGCCGATCCCGCAGAACAAGTACGGCGCGAAGCCGTACACGGTCGACGGGATTCGGTTCGCCTCGACGAAAGAGGCGGCGCGGTTCCTCGAGCTGCGCCTGATGGAAAAGGCCGGCGCCATCGCCGACCTAGAAGTGCAGCCCGTATTCCCGTTGCACGTCCTGGAAGTCTGGCGGTCGCAGATGCCGATTCGCATCACGACGGTCGGCAAGTACACCGCGGACTTCCGGTATACGGACCTGACGACGGGCGAGATCGTCGTCGAAGACACGAAGAGCGACCCGACGAAGACGACGGCCTACCGCCTCCGCAAGCGCCTGGCGGAATGTATTCACGGGATGACCGTGACGGAGCTGTAAATGGTCAAAGCGACCGCGAAAATGTCTGACGGCCGCGTGCTGATCGTGATGGGAATCAGTCAGGGAAACGTGGCGCGACTGAAGCACGGCGATCCGATTTATTTCGATCCGGCGGCTCTACGCATCGATCCAGGGACCACCATCGGCGGCATCACGTTGTTCTACGGCGAGACCGAAGCGGAACTAGAACGCACGCTGCGCACGTTGATCGGGCCGCAGACGGAAGTAATCGTCGTGCCTCGTGGCGACTCGAAACCGATATGACGAGTGTCCGCTGTCCGTACTGCGGTGAAGACCGACTAATTGAACGGGTCGGCCGCATCTGGTACTGCAACGTCTGCGGTCGCCAGTTCTCCCGGAGTGGTCGATGCCGCTGACGTTCTGCGCGGAACCCGGCTGCGGCGCGCTCGTCACGCGCGGCCGCTGTCCCGCGCACCTGGCGCAGCCGCGCGATGTCTGCGCGTCGATGACCGACACCATCGTGCACGCGTGGTACCGGTCGAAGCGCTGGCAGGACCTCCGCGCCAGCATCCTCCGCGAACAGCCGTTCTGCCGCACCTGCAGTGCGGAAGGTCGGCGCGTGCTGACGGTGGACATCGATCACGTTCAGAAGCACAACGGCGATCCAGATCGGTTTTGGAGTCGGGACAACTTGCAAGGACTCTGTAAGCCATGCCACACGCGAAAAACCGTACGCGGCGAGTAACGCCGTTGCTGGAGCATCCGCTCTTCGCGCTGATCGCGCCCTGGATTCGCATCGAAGACTACATGCCCGACGGCGGTCCGGTGCGGCCGCGTCATCGGCTCGAAATGAACGCGCCGAGCGATCCGGCGTTCCGGAAGTGCGTGCTCGATCTAGTCGTCCTCTGCGACGTGTGCGACGACCTGATCCATCCGATCCGCTCGTCGCCGTGGCACGGTCGGAAGCGGCTGTACATCACGGTCACCTGTCCGCTCGACGTGAAGATTGCGTGTTCCCGTGCACGACCAACAACGGCCTACGACCAGATCGTCGCAGCGGTCCGCGCGCTGCGCCAGGACCAGCCGAGCGGAAGAACGGATCAACTGCCGCTATGGACACGATGACGAGAAACCAGTTCACGGACGTGGATTCGGAAGACCGGTCGAGCGCTCACCGATCCGCACGCGCCTATCGTCCCGTGTCGCTGCGGCGACGTGAACTGCAAAGGCTGGCGCTTCGATGTTCGACCCGTTCACTCGGTGCGTGCGGACTGCGAACAAGTGGGCGACTCTGGCGGTCACGCTCCAGGGTCGTTTGCTGGCAGCCCTTGCAGGTCCTCACGCGCCGAGTGAACGGGTCGTTATGCAGGCAGGTGCATGAACAGTCAGACTCGGTGAAGTGCCCAAACTGCCCCGACTCCATTACGCGGAATTGCGTAACTGCAACTGATGGGGGGGTAAGGCTTTATGGCGTTTCGAAAGAGTCGGCGGAC